ATAAAAGTTTGCATATTTATTTATTTAAATGGCTACCATCGCAGTAACCTTCTGGGTTATTTGTGCATCCGCACTTACATTTTACTTCTATCATAACTTTCCTTTTGGGTGGTTATTTTTATTATCAAAGTCCATTGCTGCTTTTAATATAATTTTATCCATCATATTATCTTGGTTTTGTAGCATTTCTCTTTGTAAGTTTATTACCATATCTTCTAACCTATCTTTAGCATCTACAAGCATTTGTATTTGATGGTCTTTCTTTTCTAATGTAGATTTTAAAGCATTTACATCATCAGGCTTTGTACCACTAATAGCACTTATTAAAACAGGTATTGAAGCAGCAATAGAACCAATCAACATTAATACAATCTCTTTGTTAGATTCTAATACTGGGTATTGAACAAACGTAATTATAATTCCTACTATAAAGAAAAATATAAGTAAACTTCCTGCATAACTACGCAGTTCTTTCGCCACACCGTTTTTAGGTAATTGCATCACTTTAGCTTTTTATAAATTGAAATAGATGTATACACTACTGCAAGTATTAAACTGATTGACTGAAGCATAGGGTTCGCCTCACTTATAGAAATGCCTAAAGCAAAAAAGTTAACGAAACCTATCTTCAACTCTTCCATTATGCTATTGCTAAATAAAGATAGTTGGTGCTGTTAGCATTCATTCCATCCCAAGTATTAAGATTCCCTACAGTCCCTACGGTAAATCCAGTTGCCGAACGATATATTGCTTCAGCTGAATTAGAATATTCCGCATCTGAAGTATTTGCTCTTAATCTTGCACTTGCTGGATTAGTGGAAGCTCTTGCACTATCAATTACAACCCAAGGTCCTGTTCCATTATCTATTTTTTTAATCATTAAGAATCTTGGGCTGAATCCTGTTGTAATACTTGGCGGTGTGGTAAGATCCCCTGCATAACTCCCTATCTTCTGATAACCATCTACTGAATGGAAGCAGTAGGCGATAAAATCACCTGAAATACCTGTATCTTTAAATGTAAATACAGAAGGAGTAGGATCTGTGCTGTCAAATCTTGTTGTACTTCCTTCAGGATCAGAAAGATCTAATACTAATTTTTTAGCATTACCAATAGGTTCAGCATATACTTGCCAGTTTGAATTAGCGTCTATTGGCTTTATTAATATTAATTCAGGTGTATCTATTCCGTGTCCAATAGTAGCAACTCCACCTGCTGCTGAAAATTTTACAATACTAAACCCTGCTGCTTGATTCGCACTAACTAAACTTGTTGTGCTTCCGTCTTGGTTTATAGTAGATAAGCTTCTATCGTGGTCGGCAGCTTTCCAGTTCCACGATATATAATTCGGCGGTGTTCCTGAAAAAGTACCACCTGCTGAACCATTTACTGCATTATTACCACCTGCAACATCTGAAACACTAAATCCATTTGAATCAAAAGAAGTCAATCCGTGTGGGTCTGCATTATATTCTACTGCTATGTCATTTGATTGTACTAATTTATGGTCACCCCTAATACTATCAAACAAAGCGTGTCCCGCATTAGCCTCTCTGGCTTTTATCCAAACAAAATCTGGTTTCATCCCATTTGATAAAACAATATTTTGAGTACCGCCATTTCCTGTATATGTTTTAGCTTCAAAACTATCCGCTTTAGTTGCAGGTGTAGTATCTGGGTCTTGAGCAAATGCCATAAAGATATAAGTATTACTTCCACCATTCCAACCAGCATCAGTTGTATTAAGAGTAAATCCATTACTATTAAAAACCATTCTACCTACATAGGAATCTTCTGCATTATTAAGATTGGCAAACAAAGCAATGTCAACTCCCCTTTTGTTGTCATATATAAGCCAATTGTCAGATGCTGTACTTACTTTTAGCATAACAAAAGCAGGTTCAAATCCTGTTACTATAGAATTACCTGTTGCTCCTGTGCCTTCATAAGAGCCTATACGAGAGTAGCCTTCTACTGAATGGAAGCAGTAGGCTATATAATCTTTATTATTAGTTCCTGTTTCACCTGTATTACCAATAGTAAAAACGGAATCTGTTGGTCTTGCAGTTGGACTTCCAAAAATACTTCCTGAACCTGATTGACCAGAAGAACCATTTAATTGCAAAAAATTACCATTAGCACCATCTTTATGAAGTACCGACCAATCATTTATAGTTTCTAACCCTTTGACAATAAGTAATTCTACAATAGAACCCAATCCGTGTCCAATAGTTGCAGTTGCACCTGTACCTGTATATTTAACAATACTAAACCCTGCATCTACATTCTTTTTTATAGTTGATGCAATTGTAGCACCGTTAGAACCTGCATTATTAGTTTCTGCAGTAGGAGCATACCAGTTCCAAGACACCATTGTTCCAGAATTTGTATCTGCTCTTGAGCCAACAGTAAATCCCCCTGTTCCACTTGAATCAAAAGAAGTTAAACCTTGTGTACGAGTATATTCTACGTCTGTATCATTAGTAAATAGAGCTTTAGTAACACCTCGCACAGAGTCATATAATTGATGAGAATATCCTACTCCGCCAGGAGTACGATTCTTTATCCAAGTAAAATCTGGCTGAAACCCTACTGTAATAGCTTTAGTTCCACTACTACCATTCCATATTACAGTATTAAAATGCTCACTTGGAGTTACAGCACTTGCACATTGTACCTCTGCATATAAAGTGCCTACTTCTGAAGCTGATATTGCTTTGTTAAATATTCTGATTTGGTCTATTTTACCGTCAAAAAACTGTTGAAATGAACCTCCTGTAAATCTATAGCTTCCTATACCTGCTTTTGTAGTTGGATGAAAATTAATTAAATTGTTTTGTGTTAATGTTACAGGTGTACCGTCATTAATATATATATTAGCTTGGGTTGTGCTTATAGTGAGCACTACATTTGTCCAAACATTATTAGCGACAGTTGCGGTTGTATTTAAATTACTTTGTGTACCGCTATTATAAAATTGAGCAGTTAAAGTTTGATTTGCATTTTTTCTCCATATAAAACCTCTTGAAGCACTTCCATCATAATCAAAACTATTAAATATACTTTGGTCTGCTGCACTTGAACTTGAATTAATCCAAGCACTTATAGTTATTGTTGTATCATTAAAAGAACCTGCTGAAAATTCTACATTACTACTACTACCATTAAAACCACCTGCTAATCCGTACTTACCTTCTACATTAAAATCAACTGAAGTAGGTGTTCCGTTATAAGAGCCACTTTCATCTGAAGCATCAGCCATCTTATAATAAGCAATACAAGATGAATCGCCTAATATTTGTAAAGTGTTAGTAGTACAAGCACCACCGCCACCTGTTGGCGCACCTGCTATTAATCTTTTATTTATAGCCATAGTTTATTCTTTTTCTATAACGACAGGGAAAAATTCATAAGTGTATTTTAATAATGCTTCGGCAGTTGTTAAAGCGTTTACCTCTGCTATTAACTCATCGGCTCTGCTTAAAAGTTCTAATCTATCGCCTACTATATTACTTGGTATTGTTACATCTCTTTCCGCCTTTCTAATTACATACCAATCTGTAGGTTGCAATCTTCTACCTGCTTCAGCATTTATACTTTCTATATACCCTGCTTTTAGCTTGTCTTTATCGTTAATGGGTTTTGTAGTTACATCATAAGTAGGTTCTCCATCTGCATCTAAAACTGCCTTTCCATCTTCATCAACTATAGGCTCTTTATGCTCGTATGTACCTTCTACATCTTTTTTAACTACTGAATAAGTAAAAATCTTTTTCTTACCATTCCACTTAATTTCTGATAGTCCTTCAGTTACTTTATCGTGTTCTGGTATTACTACATCATAAAAACCAAATACAGTTGCATCTTCAGTTTTTCTAAAGTTTAAATGCAATCCGTTTTCGTCTTTCCATTCTAAAGGAAGCCTTCCGTAAGTTACTATTTGACCGTTATCTGTTTTAATTGCTTTCATAATCTATTGAGGTTGTGATGCTGTATAAGTTGCTATTGAGTAGTGATATATTTTTGCACCACTTGAATCGTCAGTACAAATTATCTGTATAAGGTTTGTTGAACTACCATCGTAAGTTGTAGAACCTACCTTGTTAAAAGTTGAGCCTGTTTCAGCAAAAGTCAAAGCGTGATTACCTGTAATTACTAAATCAATTACTTGACCTTGTACTGCATTAGAAAAAGTTAATGTAGCTGCTCCATTTGCTGCTGCTGTAAAGGTTGTTGCTGTACTAAAATCTAAAGCAAAAGAACTTCCTGTGCCTAAAGCAGAAAGTGCTGTATATCTGTTTTCAAGTTTAGCAAAAGTTACTCCATCATTTGCAATTTTTGCAGTTGTAACATTAGCATCTAATATTTTTGCTGTAATAACTTTATCATTACCTATTGTTAAAGCTGTTGCTCCTGTTACATCACCTGTATGCGTTGCATTTGGACTTGAGTTTGTAACTGTTACATCTCCTGTTGCTTGATTTACTGAAATACCTGTACCTGCTACAATACTTCCTACATCTCCTGCATCATCTGTATAAAGTTCTGTAAAGTTGTCGTTTACTTTGTCAAAGGCATCTCTTATAAAGTCCCCTGTATTGTCATTCGGTGCTGAACCAATATTAATAACTTGTTTAGCCATAATTAATTTATTTTATATTTGTGTTGCATCTGCTCTATATTTATTAGTGTCTGCTCTAAATGCAGTACCTGAAATTTGTGTTAAATCTGCTGTTAATTCAAAAGTACCCCAACAACTAGGTGCTGATATATCAGGTATACTATTTGTTGAATATGCTGTGTCTGACCCAAAACCTGAGTCTGTAATCATCTGACAGTATATAGATCCCCAATTTATATTATTAGCCATTTACTTTTGGTTTTTTGTTTTTTAAGTAACGCTCTAGTTTTATAACGTTTTTTTGCTTCGGTTTGTATTTTTTTAAAACACCCATCCTTGAAATAAACTGTCTTTGTCAGGATAAACGTCTTCGTTATTATTTGTATTGTATTCAGGAAACAAACTATTATTAAAACTAATATAGTCTATCATTCTTCTAGTATAATATTCTGCAAAGTCACGTTCCTTGTTTACTAAGTAATCTACTTCGTTTTTTTCTACTGATTCTGCATTCTCACTTTGGTGCTTAAATACACCACCATTCTTAACTTGATATGCTGCAAAAGGTAAATAGTCTGACATTGCGTAATGAATTAACATCGGCTGTACGTATTTATTTACTAATGTTAAATAGTGTCCTGCTAAATTACCTGCTACAATATGAGTACTAATTTTATTATACAAGTCTGTACCTAAATAATTCTGTATATGTATTTCTTGTGCTATTTTAATAAACTGTATAAATTTATCAGTGTCTACATTACCGTCTAAAATAGTATTTTTTACTAAATCTGTTCTTGATATAAAAAGTGCTGTTGCCATTAGTTACGTGGTTTTAAAAATCCTTCATTTTTCATATCTCTAGGACGCTGTGCTACTTTCTTAGGGTTTTTTACACCTGTAGGGTTACCAGTTGCCTTTTTTGCTTTAGGGCTTTTTACATCACCTTGTCCTTTAGGTAAATCAACAAACTTAAAGGTTTTCCTTACCCATTTGTGTTGGCATAGCCCACCTCCTTTGTAGAGCCAGATTGAATAAGTATCTGCACCATTCGGACCCCAACCTGCATTTACTGGTTTTTTGTCCATTGCTAGTATGTCTTCTTTTCTATAAAGTTTATTAGCTGCTACCATTTTTTTACAGAACTCTCTAGAGTTAGCAGAGATCCTTTGTGGGGAATATTGGTAACGTACTTTATATTGTGTTTCGTCTATGTATTTATCCTGTTCACTTTTTGCTCTTGGTATTGCTGTGCCTGTAGATGCTAGACCTATCATTTTGTCTAACTTTTCTTCTGCATTGTAGTCTACTTCCATTTCGTCTACTAATTCCCAAGTGCCTTCATCAATGTCTTCACCTAATTCTATAAGATCATTAGCTACATTATCCATTTGTGCAGGTGCTTTCTGTGAACTTAACTGTTGTTCTTGATCTACACCAGTTTCTTCTTCTACTGTTTCGTCATTTATTAAGTCATCACTATTTGTTAAGTCTGTAAATTCTAACGGCTGTAGTGTCTTAAAGTACAAGTTTAAGGAGATGTTATTAACTGCGAGTATTTTATTGAGTCCTTCTATAATTAAATTTTGGAAAGGCTTTACCACTACATTGTCAGTTAGTATACTAGCTGTTTTTAATTCGTCTGCATTATTACCTAGTCCTGTGTTGTCTTTAATACCAAATAACATTGGGCTTACAATTCTGTGACTAACTAAAATCTTTTTGGAAGATTCACTAGAAAGGAATTCGTATTGTTGGTGTGCGTCTGATAATTGCACTGGTTCAATACTTGCTTGACTGTCAGTGTTGTCATTAAATGCTAAAATAAATTTTCCTGAATTACTACTACCACTAAACTTGTCATATATTCTACGCTCTATTAATGCACGTTCTTCTTCATTAGGAATACCGTTGTTAAAATTAATTAACATACTAGGTGCTAGTCCATTTTTTATATTATTTAAATGATAGTTGCTAATTTCTTCTTCTAGCTGTGCATATTGTAAACCACCTTGATAATCTACTGGACTATAATAGTAAAAGCCTGTCTTATAAGGTTTTATACAAAAAATTTCTATAGACTCATTACTAGTACCAAATGCAGGTATACGTTTTAGTTCATCACTAGGCTTAATATTAATCCAGTCTTTATGATAATAGTAAGCTTCAATTTCGCCTTCTTCGTTACATTTTTCAAACCGTAAAGTTTCAACTGGAAAGTGTTCTACTTGTGCTATTGTCTTACGATCCTTACTGTAAATAACTTGCAAAGTTGCTTGACCCATTAACTTTAGATCAAATACTATTTTTCTCATACAGTCAGCATTAAACAATGACATAGTTTTTGCATATTCTTCAGGTTTTCTTGAAGCGTCAGTTGCTGACAAACCTTTACCATAGATCATTTCAGACAAACCATTTATAACAGCATTATTTGTTGCACTGCCATTATAACGGTCTATTAAATATTGAAAGTAATTGTTGTCTTCTCCGTATTCAACGTAGTTTTTAAATTTTTTTTCTACAACTTTAGGGGTTGTATAATTTGAAAGGTTTACTATTCTTACGTCGCTCATAATATTATAAAGTCATTGTCAAAACTAGTGTCTGTTGTATATACATTCTTATTAACTGTGTAATAATCGTCGTTATTTTGGTTAACTGTTTGTGCTGTACAAAAAATTTTGTCTCTATATATAACGTCGCCTGAAGAATTTTCTAGTTTTAGATTATAGAACCTTCCTTCTTTTAATGCATAACTATTAGCTATTTGTAAATAATTTCTGCTTGTCGTAGGGTTTACACTGTAACTTACAGTCGTATTAGCTGAGTCGTCAGTAATTTTTAAGGTAGCTGATGCTACATATTCTCTAGGAATTACCTTTATGGTTTGACTACTAGTACTGGTACTTAATATTTTCATACTTATATAACGAATCTACAACTTTTTTTTGTAGATATAAAAAAAGCAGCCGAAGCTGCTGTGTTATTAAGAATGTAAGTCTTTCCGTTTATAGGTTTTACCTGTGGTTACATCTACTACTGTTTCGTTTTGTTCTGCAACAGCATCTTGGTGCATCCTTATAACATCTTCTCTTGCTTTTTGTTCAGCTTTTTTAAATGTTATGGGTTTGTTAATTCTTTGATAAAAATCAAATGTTGACTGTGTTCTTACTAATACTAGTTTATCGAAATAATTCATTTTGTGTTATTTATTTTTTGTTATATTGTAAACGTACAGAATTTTACAGTAGTGTCAAAATATTTTAACATAATTTAACTAATAAAAAAAGGGGCATAAAGCCCCCTTTCTACACGTTACAATAAATTTATGAGTTTGTACCCTGTGTAACTGTGACTGTTCCAGTAAGACCTGCAAAAGCATTAGCTTCTGTAGCACCTTCCAAGAAATTAGCAGGTAACTGCTCCATAGCAGTAAACGTAAGTGTATAACCTGACATATCGCCCATAGCTGCACCTGTTACAATAGTTCCACCTGTCACATCGCAACCGTGTTCTGCACCCATAAGGAAAGCATTTCCATTGTAATCGTGTACTACTATATGGGGTCTACCATAGGACATTAACTTTAGTTCCTTGTGGTCTTGGACTGTTAGCTTTTTGAGAGTTATATTTAATGTTTGCTCAAAGAAACTAGTTCCATTTTCCCTACTAGAATTGAACGTTTGTTCAAAACTACTGTTACCTTTTAAATCATATTCAAATACAGTTACTGAACCAAAACTGTCTACAACATCTGTATCTGTACTATCATACGTAAGTGTTAAATCACCAAAGTCTGCGAAATAAACAGCTTTAATGCCACCAACCGAATCTTTACACGGTTCTTTTCTACCTTTTGTTAAATCACAAGCCATATCTACATTATTTTAAATTAAAAAAGGTGAGTAGGCACTACTGGCTTACCCACCTCTTCTATTGGTTAATTACTAATTAAGAATAAAGTACGATATCACTTCCGATGCCATACTGAACACCTGCTGTAAATCTCATTACTACTCTTACATTTTGACTTCCGTCGATGTCAGCCATATCAATTACCTTAACTTCATTGTGGTCTGCTAGAAGACCAGTTCCAAAGTATAAGTTTGACTTTTCTGCTGCTACCATTGTATTGTCAGCTAATCCATTTGCTACTGCAATCTTAATACCGTCAAACGATAAAGTACCACCTGTATACCATTGAGTACCGTCAGCGTTTATACCTGCTGCACCTACATTAGTTGCAAATCCACCTAACGCTCTTACATATGCTCTAGCTACGTTTTGTGAAACATAAATAAACATATCTTCTGACGTATAAAGGGTGCTGCCTATTGCATCTACAACTGCACCTAACTGTGCAATTACATTTCCAGAGTTTACACCACCACCGACTGCTGCTACATCTGTAACATCAGCATCTGCTGTCATTAATTCTGTAAAACCACCAAATTGACCTGCTGTTGCTGCTGCACCTGCCCATATAGACTGCTCAGTACGTTGTGCTACTTTACTAGCTACGTGACCAATTAAAAAGTCTGCAAATGAAGGAGGTAAGCTTTGAAAAGCACTAAAGCCCATTGAAGCTGCTTCCCAGTCTGACTGAAAGTCTTTTTTACATAATTGTAAGTTGACTTGCTGAAAATCAGGCTGAATTATACGTTCAGTTAACGTAATTGCTGAAGTAGGGTCAAAGTCACAAGTTGCATCTTTTACAATGTCGTCTGTAGATACTTTTTTAATTACTTCTTTAAATTTAATATTTGGTTTAACAGTGATTAAACCGTTATCCAAAGTTGAACCACTTAAAAGTGCTGCTGAGATGTATTCCCCTGCAAATTCACCTGCATAAGTAGTCGTTATCGAATTAGTTGTTGCCATTTTTTAGTTATTTATAAGTTATTATTATGCTTCACTTGCCCAAACACCATCACCACCAGTTAAATACCAGTCAGTAAGTGCTACAGCTTTAATTGTACACCAGTCACCTTTATTAGCTGTTGCTTTAGTATTGATCCAGTCTTTATTGTCTACACCACCTGAATTTACAGCAGCTACTGCACCGTGAATTGCGTCTGTTGCAGCAGGACTAATAGTAATAATGTTATTACCGTCTGCACCTGTATTACGGAATGTAAATTCCATACCTATATTTTCTGAAGTGATAGCAGGAAGCGTCATAACTTTTGCGTCTGTTGCTATATTAAATTCAGTACCTGCTTTATTTACAGGAATATCTTGAGTAGTAGTCAAAGTTTCTTGCTTTGATCTTGCTCTCAATACATCGTTACTTGTTGTTATTGTTGTTGACATTTTTTATTATTTTTTAATGTTAGCAATTTTTTGAAGTACTCTGTCTACAGTTGTCATTTGTCTGTTTTGTGAATACAAGTTTTGTTTACTTTCAACTTTTGCTTCAGGACTGTGTTTAATTGGTCCAGTTGCAGGTTTTGAAAGTTCTTTTTTTAGCTCTTCTTTTTCAAGAACCTCTTCAGCCTGTACTTCAACTTCTTTAGTTGACTCACTAGACATTTCTTCAGGTACTTCCTCTTCTTTAGGTTGCAGAATTGCTTTAATTTCTTCAATAGCTTCTTTAACTTCTTGAAGTTCTTCTTTAGTTGCATACCCCATTTCCTCTTTTTCTTCTTGAGGTTGGTCTTCAGCTTCTACTTGGTCTTTGTCGATCATATCGTCTTTATTTTGAGATTTTATATCATTTATTAGTCCTTCGTCTATTACAACTAAAGTTCTACCATCTTCTAGTTCATATAAACCTTCAGGCAGTGGAACTTTGTCATCTTCAGTTTTAATGAAAACTTCATTATCTACTGCAAACTCTTCTGCTTCTAAAACAGTGCCGTTTTCTAATTTCATTTCAGCTAACTGAACATCTTCTAATAGTTCTATACCTAAAACATTTTTTATTTTATCAATAACTTCTGTTGCTTTCATATTTTTTTAACGTTTAACTATAATTTATTTGCATTTTTAAGTTCCATCACCTGTAACATTTCCTATTCCTTGTGAGTAATAACTTTCACCACAACAATCTCTACTGTATGTATTGTCTTGACATAAACAAGCCCTTTTAGTGCTGTGTGGGACTGGTACTCTACGGTCTACATAATATTTTGACATAACTATTTTATTTTAACACAATTAGGTACTTTTTTTCCGTTCAACATTTTAGTTCCTATCATTTCGTAACCGTTCCAACAAGGTTTTTTTAAGTCTATATCTTCTTTTATATGTTCTTCACAAGGCATATACCAAGTTTTACCTTTAATATCGTGAGTATGGAAACCAACACAACCTATATTAATAGCCATTTCTTCAGCTTTTTCTTGTGTTGAATATGCTAAACGGTCATCTATTATAGCATATTTTTCGTCAATTACTTGTTCTTCAAGTTCTTGCGGCTCTAATAATGATAAAATTGTATTAAGTTTTTCTTCTGCTTGTAATTCTTCTGACAAAGTTTTGTCTTGTGGTCTTTCCATTTTGTCTGCAAAGTAACCTTCAATACTGAATCCTTTAACTTTACCAGTCTTAACGTAGTCATTCCAAACCTCGTCATTGTCAACTTTAACTGCACCCATCCAAGTTCCTAAAGGTACATTCATATTATATAGTGTACTTTTGTCTTTTTCCTTGTCTTCTACTATCCAAGACTCTACAAGTGTCAGTCCTGTTAAAATTTCACTATGTTCTAATGTACTATTGCTTTGGTTTCCTGCTTTTAAATACATTTGAGAAGCTTTACGTACTGTATTTCTAGAAAAATATATATAGTATTCTTCATCACCTTGCCTACGAAAAATAGGTTTATTAGGCGTTAGTAATGCACCTATAAGTATTTTTTTTTCCTTGTCTGCTTCTGCAAATTTTATTTCTTGTGACTTTAAAGCTACAAAGTCTTCTTCTATTGCAGGGTTTTCTACTATACTAATAGCTTCAATTCCGTTGTCTTCGTCTGTTTCGTCTATAACTAGTTCTATTATTTTCATTATCCTATACTGCTTTCGTTTATTATATTACGTTCTAATGCCTGTGAATTTGTTATTTCATTTGTAACTACATATGCTCTAACTGGTTCTGCTTTTTGTTCACCTATAGTTTGTGCTAATTGGTTTTCAGGTGCTGCACCAACTACATTAAATGAAGGTGCCTGTGATGCTGAACCCTGTCTAGGTGCTGATGCTCCTGAAGGTTTTGAAGGGTTTGTAGCATATATTTTTTTAACAGTATTAAAAGCATTTAGTCCTGCTATTGCTGCCTGTACATAAGGATAGCCGGGAAATAATATTGTACTAGGGTTTGCTGATGCGTTTGCAAAGGTTGCTGATATAGATTTGTATGCGTCTAGTATTGCCATACCTGCTGCCATTAATTTAGCTTCTTCACTACCTTCTTTAGCTAGACCACTTAAAGCACCTAATGCGTCTTGTGCTAATTGTATTTTAGCTTGTGTAACTGTTTGTTCTAGTTCTACTCTTTTAGCATTTTCTTCTTGGTCTATTTTTGTTAACTCTTCTTGATGTACTTTGTTAGCTGCTTCAATGAGTCTATTACGTTCCTGTTCATTTATAACTTCCTGATTTATAAAACGTATTTGATCTGCTAGTGCTTGTTCTTGTTCTGAACGTTGTCTGTCAAATTCTGTTTTACCTATAAGACCTAGTTCCTTTTGAACTTCTATTCTTTCTTTATCTAAAGCTAAATCATTTGATTTTTGCTCTGCCATAAATCCTACAACTCTAGCACTAACTGCATCTAATTCATTCTGAGCCTGTTGCAATGCTATTCTGTCTTCGTCGTTTTTAGTAAGGTCAAATTGTGCCTGTGCTGCATCTTTAACTTTTTGTGCCTGTTCAGTCATTGTTTTATTCTGTTCTTCTAAAACAGTCTTCAACTGATTATTAGCTTCTATTCTTGCAGCTATACCATTACGTTCTTCATCACGTACTTGTCTTAAACTTTCTGCTTGTATATCATAACTTTCAATAAGCCCTTGATTAATTGCTTCAGCAAATCTTGCTTGTTTGTTTAGTTCAACAACATTTGTAGCTGCTGCAAGAGTACTTTTACCATAATCTACTGTTGCTTTTATAACACCTTTAATAGTTTCCTTGACTTTTTCTAATGAGTCATCTTGTCCTGTAAGAACGTCAACAGATTCTTTACCTGCTTCCTTCATTGCCATAACTGCACCAGTAAAGTCACCTGAGAAAAATTTAACTGCTGCATCTGCAACTAAACCTAATACTTCTTTAGCTTGTTCAAATCTTGCTATGAATCCTTCCTGTATTGCTTTACCTAAATCCTTTATACTTTGTACTGGATCATCGAATACTTTATTAAATAATTCTGTTACTTTTCCAAAGTTGTTTATTACAAAAGTTGTGAAATCTGTTATTACTTGAGTAGCTGCTGTACCTGCAATTTTAAAAGCATCTAGTACTACTTGGTTTTCACTGAATGCTTGTCTTAGTCCCTCTATTAGTTTAGTAGCTATAAAGAATACACCTGAAGCTTTAAATAAATTACCTACACTAGATAGGTTTTTAAACATAGCTTTTATACCACCTACACTTTTCTTTGCACCTTTACCTATGTCACTAATTGCTTCAGCATTTTCTGAAACACCATCTAACTTAGTATTCATTTTAGACAGTAAGTCAACTATTTGTTGTAGTTCCTTATCTGACTTTCCTGTATTTAATTCTAAACCTACTTGTCTTTTTTCCATAACTGCCTGTTAAATAGCTTTACTGCTTCTTTTATATTTTCAGGGTATTTATTTATTCCGAGTGCTATGTCTATATAACGACCCCTTGCCTTATTTTTTTTTGCTATATCTAATAACTCAAATATATATTGTATCATATTACGATGTGCTTTGTAAATCTCTTACTGTAAATCCTAATCCTAAATCACCTCCATTTAATACAGTTCCTGTGACTGTACCTCCTTTAATCATTACAATAGGATAAGCGTTCAAAAACATATGGTATTTTACAAAAGCGTTTGTTTTATTACTCATATTAAATTTTGATGATTCATCTACTCCAAATCTATTTAAAACTTTAAATGTATGCGATACTGGATAATAAGTACCTGCAATTGGGTTAGCTACACTTGATAACCATTCTACTATTTCTTTAACTGCTGTTTCATTTGGAGTCAAAATATTATCTATCATAATACCGTCTTGGTCTTCAGCACCTCTTCCTGAAAAGTTACCTCTTGATAAGTTATGCTGAGGCGAACCTGCACTCATATAACCTGCTGTACCAACAATACCATATAGGTTTTCACCATTTGCATTATTGTATTGAGTTACTGTAGAAGCTACTGTCGATGCTGTTTTACAATCAGAAATAGCATCTGCTAATCCGTGAGCAGGGTCTGTATTAGTTCTTGCATAAAATCTCCAATAGTATGTAGCAGGATGTGACAAGCCACTTTTCTCATAGTTTACTATTTTAGGTACTGTTAAAAATTGTGTCGCTGTGAAAGGAACAACAGAAACACCACCTGTTGCCTTTAATACGTCTACGTCATCACTACCTGTTAAATTACTTTTTGTTGTTGAATATAAGAAACCATATTCGTCAACTTGAGGCGTGTCTTGCAGTTTACCCATACCAGTTATTTGGTGATTAAAAAATACTGCTGTTGTTGTTGATACAGTAGCATTGTAATCTGCTATAGTAGGTGCAGTAACTGTTAACGGTACTTGGCTATAAATTGGTACTGGATTGTTTAATGGTATTGTATTTGGTACAACAGTTTGAGTACTAGGTATAGTAAACTGTGTATTACAATCCCCTGAAGCCCTAAGATTACCATTACTAGCCCTAAACGTATGAGTGTCTACTGTTGTACAATTCTGTGCAACTGCTACAAATGTTTTAAAACTAACTTCTTCGAATATGTTATTTAATTCAATAGTGCTTAAATTGGTTTCAAAGTTTGTTGTTATTTTATTGATCCTAAATATGTCATCAAACACTATAATTTTATCAGCTAGACTTAACTTTATTGTAACTTCTATTGGTAAATATGCCTTTACAACTGTTAACCTTTTTCGTTTGTCAAACATATCCTGAACATAGTCTTTATAATATGTTTCAAAAAGTGTTTTAGTGTTTACCTGTCTTGAGTACTCATCATACTCTGCATTAAAATTTAAGTTCTGAAAATTACTAGATCCAAATATATTTAAAACCCCATTAGAATTTAAAGGTACATATGGCGCACTAATAGCTTCTTTAGTAGCCAAATCTATATTTAAAACATTGACTGAAGCAATTACTCTTCCACCATAAAATATTAAAGGATCTCCTAAGTACGGTTGCTGATCTTTGTCTACTGAATATCCATACTGAACATTACTGTTTTGTTTTACTTGGTTTCCTGCACTGTTTGTGGTTGTCTGTATTACATCATTAGTAGTTACATACAAATGTTCATACTGAAAATGTTCGAATGGAAGTTCTACTTTATAAATACTACCGTTATATTTGTCATCTGCAAAGTCTAACCTTCCCCATTCTTTTCCTGAGAGTTCTTTGTAATTATTTGCCAAAAAAGATTCTGTGCCTTTATACCTAAATACTATTTCTTTGTAAGGCAATACACTTTCTACTGTTTTTTCTTTTTTATCTAAGTGCTTTGTAATGTCCCAAACTTGTGAACTAGAATTAAAAAATTCATCTAAAGGTTGTATTACTAAAGTACCGTCTGTATTCTGGAATGCTGTCAAATTAAACATTTTAAACAAACCTGTCAGAAAATCTATTATTTTTATATCAGGAACTATTGAAGTAATATTTACTGGTTTGTCTGTACCTCCAGTATATGCTGCTGCTGCGTTTATTACTGTTATTACTTGTTTGTCTTTAGAACCTTTTGCCCTGTGTTGCTCTATACTAAAGTCTACTGAATAAGAAGACACAACAATTGTCTCTATAAAATAAGTATACGTTCCACTAGGTATTTCTATATTCTGATCTTTTGCTACAAAACTTGAAGATTCTACACCATTGGTAGTAGTGCCTGTTAAATTGTCAAACCTTTTAAAATCTTCACCATTTTTTTTAATTACTAAATTATAAGAGGCAGTTCCACTAGGTCTAACTGTAACTCTTAAAAATCTATTAAACGAATCTTCATTATAGTCATTAACAAAAGTCTTATTTGTAATACCTGTAATTTTTCCTGTATCACCTATAACGGTATTAAATCCTGTAACTTGATACTGTGCGTCTTGGTTTTGAAATAAAGCACCTTCTTTATTATGCAGCCATAAATACAAATTGTAAAAGTCTAAATTAGTTTTACTAAAAAAGTCTTCACTAAATTTTAAATTATATTCTGCTTCGTTTTCAATAGCCTTAATTATAGCATACAACCTTATAGCAGGTTTCAACTCACTTATAGGTAAACCATAACTTGTGCTTGTGCCTATAGGACCTGATACATTATATATTTTATTTGCTACATCATTAGCTTTTGCTGTGTCTGCAATTATTCTACTAGTGTGAGTAATTAACGGAAATATTATTGCTTCGTCTATTGTGCCACCAAAAAAATTTACATCTAGCCCATCAGCCATATAGGCTTTTATGTTTGCGTCAGTATACTGAAAGTCAAACAGTGACAAATTAGATAAGTTAACTAGTTTATCTTCACCTAGTACATCTTTAAGGTTTACTATGTTACCAAAGAAGGTTAACTTGTATGTATACGGCTCATTGTTTTTTAATGTAACACCTTCAAACTTTACCTTACCTTGTTTAAAAGGTTTGTAGTTTACAAATAACTCAGCTTCTTTTTTCTTTCTAGCGTCATAGAACTCATACTCCCCTGTGCTGCTATTAAAGGTTCTTATATGGAAGTTATAAAAATGCTTGAATATTTTATTGTTATTCTTAGAGGCAGGGACACTGAACGTTCTAGTAAAGTCTGTAAATATTTTACTTATGTCTTTTATGTCCTGAATAGATTGCGTCAAAGTAATACTTTCGTCTTTGTACAACTCTATCTGCTGTCCTTCTATAAATAACTGTATATGTAACATTATCGTACATTGTTTATTCTGTCAAAAGCAAAGTCAAAGTCTACTGTGTAATTAATTAACTTATCATTCAGTGACGTTTTGTATTGCAGTGTTTTACTTTTAGGTATTACTGGCAAAGTTTTGTTTTCATACCTTATCCATACATTTTCTGTAAAAAATAATTCTTCTATAGTCTGATTCATATCTTCACTAATAAATCCTGTATTTAAAGTCAAACTAGTATTTGAGTTAATATTATAACGTTGCTTCTGCCCTTCATAGGTTTGATAAGTTGCTGTACTGTTAGCTACAGTATTTCTTTTGTAAGTTTCGTCTGTTACGTTTGTGTTTTCTACACTTTTCTTAAAGAAATAAAGATCCTGAAATGCACCAAACTTATTAACAAATGTTAATTTATAAAATGTAAACTTTGGCTCACATATATTAGATACTTTAATTGTTTTTCTAAGTGTACTGTCATCTGTATCAAACACTTGTATTGTAGTACTATTCTGTGGAATTGTTACGTACTGTATTTTTTGGTTTGTATGCCCATTATCTTCTATCTGTGTTGTAGCTGAATCTATTATAACCTTACCTACACCTTCTGCAAATATTGGAAACTTACCTGCTGTGTTTTCAGGAATGTATATATTGTCTGCACTTATTAAAGCGTTTCTTGATAGTTCAGGATTAGTTCCGTCTTCAAAGTAACCATAGCCATCTGTAGCTACAAAAGTAAATGTCTGTGGGTTACTATAACCAAATGGAGTGTCTGACTGGTCAAAATATTCTACTACTGCTTTTACCCATCTTGTCTGTGAATTTACTGTCACAGGAACACTACCTACATTGTAAGTATTTGCATAGTCATTAAAAGTTAATTCTAAATAGTCTCTGACTAACTCACCTATTTCTACTGTAATATTATTATGGGTATCAATTCTTGCTTTTTGTATTACATACTGTGCTGTAGAAGGTAACGGAGTTTCTGTTCCTTCATATACATACAAATCTAAATCTATTCTTTTAAGTGCCATACTATATTGCTATTGAACCTGATGGGTTAATTAATTCTACTTGTGTAACTATTCCATTTGAATCTATTCTATATACATAAAAGTCTCCACCTGTGGGTCCTCCAACATTACTGTTGCTATTAAATATTGCATAAAATTTATCCTGACCATTAAAAGCATTACCATTCTCACATATTTGTGCTGCTTGACCTGTTTTTAAATTTCCCTCTGTTGAAGTTACAGGATTACTTGTAGCATAAACAACATTATCAAAATCAGTTAAATTGTTTCTACCAATAGAAATGAATTTATTATTTGTCCCACATATTGAAACTGTAGCAGGTTGTCTTACATCTACATTACAATTTATAGTAGCTGTTCCATTTGCACCATTAAACGTAGGGGGAATAATAACTTGATATTGTATTGTATGCGTTGTATCTGTTGCTACTGTTGTTAATGCAGGGCTAGGTGGTGTAAAACTATCTACATATTTATTACTAGCATCGTCTTGTGCTGTACTACCTAAACTAATTGAGCCGTCCTTACTAATTTGTTGATTTGTTAATGCTGCAATTTGACAAGTATAAGTAGCTGCTGTTGTTCCTGCTTGTACAAGTGTTGTCTCACAAAATAAAGAAGCACCTGCATTACTGTAACCATTAGGAACTAACATTTTAAAAAACAAATCTATATTTCTTGACCCTGAACCTGTGTTTGCACTACCTGTATTTTCAGGACTAAGCAATGCTCCACCGTTAGTTAAAGATACACCTTGTATTGTTGCTGCTCCACTAGGTCTAGTTATATCACCATTAGCTGCTATAGAGCCACCTGACAATGCAGGATTAACTGGCGAAGTACAACTCCACGCATCAGGAGTAGTTACCGTTACTGCTATTGATTGAGTAGCTTCACAAGTAGTCGGATAACTATTATCTCTTCCTATTGCGTATAACGTTGCTGTCCCTCCTATATTATTTGTAGTCAATGTCAATACACTACCACTTAATGCTGTAGTAATTAACAAAGGGTTTGTGTTGTTTATGGCATAAGTTGTTTCGCTAGTAAAAGATCCACTTAAATCTATATCTACTGTTGCACCACCAACTGCTAAATTTTGTGCTGCAATAGATCCTGAAGTACTAGGTCCTCCACTACAAGGTGCTGTAGGTGCTGTACCTCCACCTGCCCCAGTACCGGGCTGTGTTGTTGTCTGTGGACAAGTAAAATATATATCTGACGAGTTACTAAATCCTGTTGGAATTGTAATTGTATAAACAACAGTCCTTGAAGTGTCACTATTTTCTACTGCAAACTTATCATTACTAAAATCACCATCTGTACTTGTTCTTGAGAAAACTGTACCAACTGAAGGTGTAGGGTCAGTAATTATTCCTTGATTGTCTATAGAGAAACCAGTTGTCGAACCTGCAGGAAAAGCAACACTACAATCATAATCAGGTAACGGTGCTGTAGGCTCTGTCAAGTTTAAATAGAACGGACTTCTTACATTTATTTTTGTACTCATAATCCTAAACTGTCTTGTGCATCTTTTAAGAATGCTTTTAATATATCCTTTTCATATTTTACGTATGCCTGTTCAAAAGGTTTTGTAAAAAATAACGTGGGCTTTATGCCTTTTTTATATATACTGTTCTGCATTACAAATGCAATACTTCTATACGAGCCTTTAGTAAACTTGCCTTTTTTGTCCCTGAATCTTATACGTTTAGTTTTAATCCAACTAAGTAGTGATTTAATAGGTGGCTTTTTATTAGTGTACGAAAACGGTGTATTATATTTTTTCTTTGTTCCACTAACACCTTGATCTAAATATGCACCATAGTCATTCATATCAAATGCAACTAACAGTGTGTCAGGGTCTTGCTGCAATTCATATTCTAATGACTGATACAAACTACCTGTTGCATTATGGGTCCTTCTGTTTCTGCCCTTAGTTAATCTACTTCTACTTTGCTGTACAACAAACTTTCCGTATTGTCTTAGTACTTTCTTTGTTTTTTCTAACTGCATATGTCAACGTCGTTTTGTATTAACAAATCAAAAGTACAAGCCCATCCTGTTAACAAATGTTCAAACCTGTCTGTAAAAGGTTCACATACTGGTTGGCTGTCTATTTGGTATTTTGTAGTGTATAGCGATCCTCTTGACAAATTAGATAACAATACATTAAGTACTGCTAACTGTGTGTTTAAAATATCCTGTTCATTACTGTAACCTGTAGCTAGGTCAGTGGTCGTGTCTTTAGTTACGTCTACTATGTCCATAACTAAAACTGAAACATTTAGTCTCCACATATTTGTTGCAAACTGTGCAGAGTTTACTATCAGGTGTGCTAGAGGAAAAATAGTCTGCTTACTTAGGTCTACATCACTTATATCCCCAACTGTAACCGTGTTAACGTTAGGGTCTAATAGTAATTGTGTCTCAATAGTTTTTACTACTTGGTAGTATCCCCTTACGCCTTGATTACTCATTTAAAATTTTTTTTAAGTTCTTTATTTTCTAGTTCTATTTTTTCTTTCATAAACGTTAACATTGTCAAACAACTATGTAAATTTAATTTAGTGATATATTCAAATTTTGTAATGTCGCCTTGAGCGAGTGCAAAGACTGACTGATACCATCCCCATTTAATTGCAAAGCTGCTTGTTGATCCAAGTCCAGCTCCTGTCCCTGACCCAAATAATTCAGGGTAGTTTTCAGTAACTCCTGACTTAAATGATAAAAAAAAACCACTGCTCCAAAAACTATATCTAAAGGCATTTCAATTAATTTTTCGTTAGCCCCTTCGTAGTCTTGTATAGTGTACCTTTCTTGTTTTTTTTCTACAATAGGTCTGTACAATACCGACATAGCTTTATGCATATTTGTCCATTCACCTAAATAATTATCCAAGTCTATAAATTCACCTAAAGTAATATCTTCTAGTA